ATAGCCGTACTCGTGCACCGCGGCATAGCGCACATTGGTGCCGACCGTCGCGACAACCCCGCGGCTGTCGTCGTTGATCACCCGGTTGATCGATCGCCGCAGCGTGCCAGTGCGCACGTGGAGAACACCACCGGTGAGCTTCTCCTTGACCGCGGTCTGCACTTCGATCGACAGGCGCTGGACGACCCGCACCATGCCCTGGTGCAGCTTGTCGGGAGCCGCGGACAGGCGCGACAGGAAATCCTCGGCCTTGATGCTCACAAGAAAATTCATACCGGCACCATCTTCTTGAACGGCTGCAGCATCTCCTTGACACTGCTCGTCATGGCACCGCCCTGGTAGCTGATGGTTTCGCCGGCCAGGGTCTTTGAGGCGATGCCGAGGTTGTCCCTGCCCTTCAGGTCGAGGCCCACCATCTCGATGCACCCCTGTTCGACCGGTCCCGGCACGTAGTAGCAGTCCAGGTACACCGCGGTGTTCGCGTTCGCCGCGTTGAACGTGAAGGTCGGCGCCTCGAAGGCGTACTCGCCCGGCGCCGGCGCGTTGGCAGCGAGCGTGAACACGGTTCCGTCGGCGCCGGTGACCGCCGCGACCTGCACTGCGATGCCGGGATCGAGCACGGTGATGGTCGGCACGTTCGCGTCGGGGATAGTGGCGGGCACGTTGGCTTTGTAGCCCGACGTCCAGGAACAGAGTACGTTCTGGCGGCCCATCGGAAATATCTGGCCGGCGCCGAGATAGATGGCCACGTCGTCGAACAGGTAGCCGGCCGACTGGTCGTCCGGCGCCGCCGGAACGTCGACGCCGCAGATGGTCAGCGCCTGGATGGCGATGATCGGCTGGTCGGGCAGCATCAGTACGCTGGTGCCGGTGCCGTTCAGGCGCTTGCCGGTGTTCTGCACGTAGGGAAAGGTGCGCGAAGTCCAGCGTTCGATGTGGCGCGACTCGCGCGCGATGAGCTTCGGGATGAGCGCATCCTGCCCGGACGTGGTTATCGCCAGGTACTCCTTGACGTTCGCGAGGGTCGTGAGATCGGCCACGGATCGCTTTCGATCGGCTACTTCGCCTTCTTGGCCTCGGGGGTCGACGCCGGCGGGGTCGTGCTCAGGCCGTGGGCCACGAGCTGCGCCACGTGCTCCTTGGGCACCTCGATAGAACCATCGGCGGCGGCCTCGACCTCGAAGCCGCCCACGCTGACCATGGAACTCATGTGCGGCGGGATCCACAGCGTCGTCATGGACGCGCGGAAAGGGTTCTTGTCGCTGGTCATCGTGTTGTGCTCCTGGAAGTAAAGCGGCGGCCGATGAGGGCCGCCGCGCTGCGTGATCGGCGGCGGCGGCGCCTTCGGTCACCCGTTTGCAATGTTGCTGATCACGCCCTGCGACGGCGGGAAGTAGTTCTGCAGCACGCCGTCCTCATAGACGCCGTACTGGTACTTGCGAGTCGTCTGCGGCCACTCGATCTGGTAGTAGTCGCGGCGCATCCGCATCTGCAGGATGTTGGTGACGTTCGACAGCGGGTACGGCAGACGGTCCGTCGTGAAGAGGATCGTGCCGGGCGGCATGTTCGGGTGCAGCTTGATGTCGATCGTGGTCGCGCCGTTCATCCCGAACTTGTTCAGGTACGACGTGACCAGGATGCCGCCGCCGATCATTCCCTGCTTGGCCTCGAACGTGAAGCGCTGCGCCGCGTTGACGCCCCCGCTGAGGATCTTCTTTCCCAGGTTGTTCATCTCCTGCGCGTTGACCCACATCGTCGAGGGCGACAGCTTGAAGTTGTCCCAGAAGGACTTCAGCGCCGCATCGATCTCGACGACGCCGCCGGCACCGTCAGCAGTCAGCGGCGTGCCGGTGCCGGGAGTGCCGGTGCCGAGCACCTGCTGGTAGGAGCCGAGCGCCGAGTTCTGGGCGAAGGTGAGGAGCCCGTCGAACCCGAGCGAGTTCGTGGAGTTGTTCGTGGCGGTGAGCGCTGCAAAGTTCGCGGTGCCAGGCGACACGCCTACACCGGTCGCCAGCGCCGTGATCGCCACGCTGTTGATGGTGGTGATCGCGCCCAGCGTCAGATTGCCGGCAGCCGGGCCCCAGAACCAGGCATAGGCCACGGCGCCGGGGACGGCGGTCACCGACGCGCTGAGCGTCGAGATGTTCGCGCTGGCGGCCGAGGTCTGGTTGGCTTGCGTCGACGGGCGGGCCGTGCCGCCGGCGATCACGTCGCTGGTGCCATCCGCATTCGTGCGGGTGGTGCTCTGTACGACGCCGGTCGTCATCGACGCCAGCATGTAGCCCTCGAAGGTCAGCGCGACGCAGCCGACGCCGTAGCTGGTCGACCCGAGCAGCGAGCCGCCGGTGTTCGCCGAGCTGGTGGTCGTGGTGGGGGTGTTGGCCAGCGCAAAGCCGGTGTTGCCACCCAGGATCACCTGTTCCTCGGCGATCATCATCGCGCGCAGCAGCCCTTCGACCGCCAGCGCCTTCACGTCCTCGAAGTTCTCCGCGGCGTAGTCCGCTTCGAATGTCACCGTGTCCTCGAGCCCCAGGCCCTTGTACGAAGCGGTGTAGTCCTGCGTCGTCGACGCGATCACGCCGCCGCGGTTGCCTTGCGACACGTAGGGCGAGGACTTGCCGGTGTTCACGCCGGTGACGGCACGCCAGTTGGCCTGGATGCCACCCTTGCCCGACACGCGCGGGATCAGGTTGCGCAGCGGCGTGATGACCGGGTAGAGCTTTTTCGACGGTGCTTCGAGGTCGTAGGCGGTGATGCCGCTGATGGCCGAGCCGCTTTGCGTCCAGGCCTTGGCCAGCTCGCTGTTCGGCAAGCCCTGCGCGGCCTTGACCAGCGCGAGGGTTTCCTGACTGACGTTTGCGTTCATGGGGATATCTCCCGAGAAAGGTGTGACCGTGTTGTGGGGTTGTTACTTGCGCAGAGACGCCGGCATCGCCAGCGGTACGCCGCCTGATTGGTGGAGGGACTTGATCAGGCCCGCGACTTCGTGCTTCTCGCCGCGCTGGTCCACGATCGGTTCGTCTTTCTTGAGGTCCTGAGCGTCACCGCCGCCCAGGTCCTCGCCCTTGGAAACGGCTCGGAGCGACACACGCGCCGGGGCGGGTTGCGCTTCGAGCTTCTTGATCTTTTCGCCGGCGTCGGTGAGCGCTTTCTGCAGCGGCGCGACAGCGTCGGCGACTAGCTTTTCCAGCGTGCCGGTGTCGAGCTTCGCCAGGTCGGCCGGCGCGTCAGCCTTCTTCGCCGGCGCGCACTCGTGGCCGAGCTCGACGGTCATTTCGTGGATCTTGGCCAGGCGCGCCGTGTCGGCCGAACTGTTGCGCGCGCCGATCTTCAGCAGCGCAACGATGGGGTCGGCGTCGATCTTGGCGAAGTCGGCCGAAGTCGCCTTCGACAGGCCCGCGGCTTGTTCGCTCAGGGCGATCATCGCGGCGCCGGCGGGCGAGCCTTCGGTGCCAGCGGCCGCCTCGCCGATGCACTCGTCGATGAGTTGCTTGAACGCGTCTCCGACCATCGCGATGATGGCGCCGAGCTGCGCCGGTAGCGGCGAGTTGTCTTTCTCGCGGAACGCTTCGTAGACGGCACTGCTCTGCAGGCTCAGCAGCGAGCTCAGCACATTCGCGAACGACTGGCAGTCGTACACGCCCTTGCGCAGCGTGCCTTGCTCCGCTTTCTCGGCAGCGGCCTTTTTCTTCTTGGCGGCTTCCGGGTCCTTTTCGTCTTCGTCGGCCGGCTTGTCGTCGGCCTTCTCGCCATCCTTGCCTTTGACCTTGTCCTTCAGGAAGGCCGGCAGCCCTTTGATCAAATCGCCGAGCGCCAGGCCGTGCGTGTTCATCAGCTTGCCCAGCTCGGCAACCTCCTCGGCCGTGCCGTTCACCTGCACGTCGTCTTCGAGCACAGGCGGTGTTGCGAAATCGACCTTCTGCAGACTCCCGTCCGCCTTCTGGATCTCGAAGAACTTCGCGCCCGGGATGCAGGGCCGGTCGACCAGCGAGGCTTCGCTCGGATTCGCGGTGTAGCGCGTCACGTCGCGGCCGTCGGCCTTCTCGACTTTCTTGTCCCCGACGTAGGAGCCGCCGATGCTGAAGCCGGTGTAGATCCCGCCGAGCACCTTCTTCCATTCCTGGTCGTCGATGATCTTGGCGCACACATCGATCGCCTTCTCGGCGTCGTTGAAGTCGATGGCGGTCAGGCCACCCGCGGCGACCTTGCCGTGCATGGCCCGCACATTGCCGAGGTTGCGACCCGCGGTGTCCTTGGCGATGTCGGCCGACCACTTCTGGAAGTGCGGCTTCGAGCTCATGTAGTCCATGATCTCGTCGGCCTTGTCGACGGATTCTTCGGCGAGGCGGCCGAAGACGAGACGCTTTTCTTCGTCGACCTTGCGAATCTGCGCGAAAAGCTTCATCTCGCCTTGCTCCGATGGGTTGGGCAGGAGGGGCTGCCGAATTTCCAGCGGATTCTGTGACGCGGTTTCGCTCGCGCAAGGGCGCGTGCGGAGCAAGTCTCCGAATTTCGGGTTGCGCTCGGGCGCGCGATCAGGCGGGGGCGAGCAGGGCTGCCAGGCGCGTTTTCGGACGCTTCTTGCGGCGCGCCGGCGTCGATCCGTACGCGGTGATGCCGCTGATCGCGCTGCCCGACTGGGCCCAGGCCTTGGCAATCGGCTCGGCTGTGCCGCCCCCAACCTGCATGGCTACCTCGGTTTGGCGTCCGACACCAAGGGGATGGTGGCTTCAGGCGCTGCCCGCGGCTTGGGCGGAATTGTCGATACCGGCAGCATGCCTCTGCCCACGGCCTCCGCGGCATCTTCGTCGGCGATGTCGAAAACGCCCGCAGCATCCGCGCCATACATCCCGCCGGCGCGTGTCTCGAAAAGCCTTTGCCCATCGGGCGCTGTGAACTTGTTCATGCGCTGTCTCCTGGTTGGTCGTCGTCTTCACTGAGTACGGGCACGATATCGCAGATGCAATTGGGATGAAACGGCGGGTCGCCGGCGCCGGGCACGAACTCCTCATCGAGCCCCACCACGCCGGCGTCGGCCGCCTCATCGCAGATGTCTTCCACGTCGTGCAGGTCGCCCAGCACGGCACGCTTGCCCACCACCTGGCCAGACTGGGCCCAGCCTGCCTTGTTGCCCTGCACGTGCGCAAACGCGAGCTCGGTCCGGGCGATCATCTCGGCCCGCGCCTCGCCGAACGCACCGAGGTCCAACACCGCGTCGGACAGTTCGTCCGGCGACATGCCGTCATCCACTGCGCGCCCGATGAGAGAGCGCATCGCATCGTCGGTCGTGCCGGCGAAGTCCTTGATCAGCTCGCCGCCGCGCTTCTCGCCGTAGGCGACCGCTGCAACGTCGACCTGCTTGGTGATGTCCTCGCCCATCTCGAGCCCGACCTGAGAGGCGCCAACCGCTGCGGCACGCCGAAACGCTGCGAGCATGGCCGGGGCGAGCTGGCGCTCCAGCGTCAAGCCGAGATCGTCGGATTCCAGGTTCTCCACCAGGTGGGCAATCAGGCTCTGCTTGTAGCTCACGTCCTTGGCCAGCCGCGCGGCGTACAGCTTCTTCGCCTTCGCCGCCACCACCTTGCTGTGCGCGCGCAGCGCCTTCCTCAGCTTGCGACTCAGCGTCGCTTGCTTGCGGTCGACGTAGCGGCCAACGCCGGTCTTCACGGCCTGGCGCCGCTTGGCGAGGTCAGCCTGGCGCTTCCCCGCAGCCTCGAACTCCTGCCGCGCCAGCAACGTGACGATGCCGGGCATGGAACAGCCACAGGGCCCGCTGGCGTAGATGGAGCGGCGGTCGGTCACAGCAGGTACCACTTGCCCAGCAGCAGCGCTTCTTCCGCGCGCATGCGCTTGATGGTGGAATCGGTGCGATCGACGCCGACGTATTCCCGTCGCCGGCGGCCACCGCCGGGCCCGCCCCCGCCGCCGAAGTTGAGGGTCTGCGTCGGCGTCGGGCCGACCCGGATTCGCCGGCCCAAGCCGGCCGCGACCAGCACCTGCGACCCGCCGCGCCCAAGGCCGCGGGTAACGATCACGTCAGCCTCTCCGCACGGTCCGCGCCGTCGCCGCGGTAGGGCTGTGTACCGGCCACGTCCTCGTACAGCGCACCCTGCCCCAGGATCGACACGCCGTCATCGTCGTAGACGGTCTGCGTCCCGGCCACCGGATCGGTGACGCGACGGTTGCGCAGCCACTTCTCGATGCGCTCCACCTGCGCCTGCAAGGCTATGAGCGTGGCCGCCGCTGTCATGCCGTTCGGCAACTCGTACGCCCACACCTGCGCGGCCGATAAGGCGCCGTTGATGGTGATCGTCGCCGAACGCCCTGCGGCCGTGGCCGCACCGACCAGCGCAGCGACCGTCTCCACCTGCCTGACCGTTGCCGCCAAGCCGGCCGCAGCGGCGGCGCCGACAGCCGCGGACACACCGGTGGTGAAGACGATGCCGGCCTGCATGCCGGCGGCTGTCGCATTGCCGACGTTTCCGCCCACGACGAGGGTCTGTGAGATCGTGGCGGTTGGGCCGGCCGCGACCGCGCCGCCAACGATGCACGCGATCCCCAGAGTCGAGACCACGGAGGCCTGAAGGCCCGCGGCCGTTGCGTTCCCGGCCGACGCGCCGACGACGGTGCTCCCGGTGACCGAAGCGACCAGGCCAGCAGCCGTTGCTGCACCGACGCCCGCGGCGATCGTGTTGCCGGCAGACACGCCCGCGGACGGCCCGGCGGCCACCGCGGCACCGACCGTTGCCGGGACGGCTGTGTGGACCGAGAGCGACGCCTGCTGACCGGCAGCGACGGCGGCGCCCTGGCCGCAGGCCACGAGCGTGTGCGTGGCAACGGCAGCACTGGCCCCGGCTCCGGCAGCATCCCCGATGAGGCCGCTGACTGTCGTGTGGGTGGCGATCGACGCGGCCGCCCCTGATCCTGCTGCCAGCCCAATCCCACAAGCGACCGAGGTGTGCGGCGATATGGTGGCGAGCTGACCCGCAGCGATCGCGTCGCCAATCGCGCACGCGACAACGATTCTGGGGAAAGCAAACCAGATGTCTCTTTCCGATGGCGCGAAGATTTGCCATGGGTTTGAGGTGAACGAGAGCGCTTCCACGTCTGAAAGCGCCCGGTTCCACGTCACCGCGAGCAGGTACTGCCCGACCTGGCCGCCCTGCCGCACCGTGGCAGCCGCGGAGCCGATGCAGGTCGAGTCCAAGCCGGTGACAACCCGGGACGTGGTCTCGACCGCGCCGGATTGGCCGTTGAGATAAACCTTTCGCGATGCGCCGCTGAGGAACACGCCGACGGCGGTATTCACCCGACCGACGAGGGGCGCGTTCGGGGAATTGGATGCCGACACAGCGCCCGCCGAGCTGCTCGTGACAGCCGATACCGTGGGCGTTGCATTGAGCCGCAACCCGAGCCGACTCGTCGACGAATTGACAGTCGAGTTGGCGAGGTTGAACAAATTGGCCGAGGCGATCAGCGTCCCGGGTACGAACACCACGCCCATCGAAATCGGATAGCCGGCGCTGACCGACGGACCCTGCATACCGTCGGTACCGGTCGTCGCTACATTCCAACCGACCCCACCCAGCGACGGCTTGAGAAGCGTGCCTCCCTGCGCCACCATGGCAACGCCGCCGATCAGGTCGTGCGGCGCGATCCCGCTGGCTGGCAGCAACTCGAAGGCCAGCCCGGCCACCAGCGGGTTGGATCGATCGAGGCAGACTACCTGCTGCGGCTGTTGCGTCCAGCGCGAGGGCAGGATGAGCGACATGGGATCAGGTCACGTCGCCGGAGACGTCCAGGGTGAACACATCGTTTCCGCTGGCCGCGAATGCTGCGCCACTGTCGTTCTTGACGATCATCTTCGCGCCGTACGGCATTGCGCCGGCAAAGGTCGCGGCCAGATCGAAGATCTTGCGTTGCAGCGTGGCATTGGTGTTCAGCGGCAGAACACCAACGAAGGTGAGGTTCGGCTCGTCCGTCGTAGTCACGCCAGACACGGGGCCGGTTTCGAAGTTGGTGCCGTCGAGCGTTTGCTGCGCGAACAGGACGGCCTGCTTGTTGCCAGCCACGGTACCGGGCGTGACTGCCAACTCGAACTTGACGGTCAAGGGCGTCTTGCTGCTCGACGCGAACGTGACCGTGCCGACATTCACGTAGTTGCCGCTGGGCAAGCTGTTGAGGGCGGTGTTGGCGCCCGCCAGTTGGGTCCGTGTGCCGAGCAGTTGTTTGACAGTGCTCATGCATCAACTCCCTGTGGCGAACACATCGACCGCCGCATCCACAGCTGTCTGGACGGTGGCATCGCTCGCGCCGGTGATCTGCGCGAACGTCGCGGCGGCGTTTTGCGCCAGCACTGCCCAGATCATCCTGTTGGCCTCGGTCTCGGGGCCGGCGTAGACCCCTTTGGCCCAGGTCAGGCGGTTGGCATGGTTGGCCACGCCGGTCGATTCCGTGCGCACCTTTTCCGCTGCGATGACTACCGCGACGCGGACTTTCTGGCGCAGCACGTCGTTGGCCGACGCAGTGAGCAACTCGGCATAGGTTGCCATGATTGCCTCCTGCTCAGCTCGCCGTGAGGGTTAGGATGACGTTGCCGGCGCCGTTCCAGTCGATGTCGATCGGCCCATTGGCATTGCCGATCGGGCCACCGAGGTCCAGGAACGCGACCGCCCTCTTGCCGCTGTCCGTGTCGTTGTACATGATGCCGTAGGCCCCGTCCGTGAAGCCGCTGCCGTCCTGCGGGACGGTGACGACGTTGGCAGCGAAAGTCGGGATGTTCGATACCTGCGTGAAGGTCACACTCGCGAGCGTGACCGGGCCGCTGTAGCCCGTCGCGGTGGCGACCTGGTTCGTGCTGAAGTTGGTCGTGCCGCCCGACCCCCAGCGCGGATCAGGTGTGTTCGCGGTAGGGACGTTGGCACTCGTCACGATGCCGAGCTTGATGGCGTCCGAAGACAGGTCGTGCAGCTTCTTGCCAGCGTCGAGAAGTGCCCGGTTGAACCAGTGAATGTCGCCGCGTGCCATGGGGTGTCCTTCTTGAGTTGATGAATGGTCAGATGGGCTTCTTCACCACGCGGACGATGTCGCCCTTGTGATCGCGCTCAACGGTTTCTTCGGTCGGCCCCTGCGCTTGCTGGTGCACCTCGACCTTGGTCTCGGGCACGCTCACGGTGATGGGCACCTCGACCTTCGTTTCCGGGACGTTCACGGTCACGGGCGCATCGATGTGGACATCGGGCGTCGAGACGTTGATCGTCTGTTCCGGGGTGTTCACGGTCACCTGGGGTGCCGCGACGTTCACGACGGTCTCGCGTCCAGCCATCGTGGTGGCGAGCGCGAGCATGTCAGCTTGGTAGGTGTCCGCACGCTTCGAGAGCGCAGGTTCCGAGGCCGCGGCGCGAGCGACCGGCACATGCACGTTCGTGTCGCCCACCTCGACGTTGAACTCCGGCCGAAGCTCGATGACATGTGGCGGCTCTGCTCGAACGCGGTCGGTCAGCGCCTTGGCCAGGCGTTCCGGGTCGAGCATGCCGAGCGCCTTGGCGAGCATCTTCTCGGCCGGCGTCTCGGTGGCTGCCGCTGGCACTTCCGGCTTTGCCACCGCATTCGAGGGCTTCGCGCCCGCCGCGGCGCCGAGTTTGCCAGCACCTTCGTTCGACGCGATCGGCGTGCCATCCGGGTTCATGCCAGGCAAGACCGGCGGCGGGAACGCCTTCTCGCGCTGCTCGGCCGTCATCGCGTCCCTGTCGAGGTCCTCGCGTACTTCGTCCGGCGTGAGGACCCGCTTGTCGATGTAGGTGCCGTGGATCTCGGCCTGAGCCTTCGGGTCGACCCGGTTTACGATTTTGAATTGGAATCGCAGGCCCGGCACTTTCAGGTACTTGCGGATCATCTGCGTCATGTGCGACTCGATGAACCGCAGCAATGGCATCAAGCCTTCTTCTTTCGCCGTGTCGGCCATCTGCTCGCCAGACGCGCGGTTGACCTGCTTGATGAGGGCCGAGGGGGAAATGCTGAAGGCGAAGCAGACGATCCGTGCCAGCCATTCATCGTATTCGTCCTTCAACACCGCGGCCTTCGGAAACACGATGTTGTCGAGCGAGGGGATGAACCGCATCTTCCGCTTCGCGGCCTGGTTGCCCTCCATGATCGAGTCCCACCAGATCTGGAAATCCGCGATCATCTTCGCGGTCCAAGTGGCCGGCACCTGTGCCAGCGCCTCTGGCACATTGCCCTCGGTGTAGAACGCCAGCTGCGACATCTGCCGGCGCAAGGCGATGTTGACCGTCATGATGATCTGCTCGACCGGGCTGTAGCCGTAGATGCGATTCGTGCGCGGGTTGCGCATCGTGTAGACGAGCTGGTCGCGCGAGTAGTCAGCGGCAGGGATGCCCTTCAGGATTTGCTGATAGGCCACATCGGGCGGCAGCGGCGTGCGTCCGGTGTCATCGATCACGCGCTTGAGCGTGGCCGCGTCGACCAGCTCGAGCCCATAGAGCTCGCCACCGCGCGTCATGCGCGGGTACACCGCAACGGCATCGATCACCAGCAGGTCTTCGATCTGCATCCGCAGCCACTGCGGCCAGTCATGCTCCTTGTCCGGCGATTCCAGGAACTCGGTCACACGCCGGATATCACCCTGCATCGCTTTGGCACCGTCCTCCTTGTTCCGCGGCACGATCTCGAAGTCGAAGGCCTCGATTTGGTCCTTGCGCGTCTCGATGACCAGGCGAAGCAGGTCGTAACCGTCCGCGAAACCCCGCAGCGTGCTGAACCCTATCGGCTCGCCTTCGCGGGGCTGGATGCGAAGGTTGTAGCCGACCGGGTAATCGAACGCCCGACCCTCGACACGGTCTTGAGCCTGCGGCTGCAGCGGCTGCTGGGGGCCGAAGAAGTTCATCGGCCCCACGCCGGTGATCGCGTAGCGGATCCCGGCCATGACTTGGGCCACGACTCCCGGACTCACATCCGATCCCATCGACTCGCGTGCGGCCACTGCGCTGATCCCTGGTGCGGCCGGGATGATTCGCCGGCTCGCGGATTCTGTGGCTCGGTATCGCCTGCCAAAGGGCAGCGGCGCCCGGAAATTGGAGACTTGGGCCGGGCATGCCCTTGCGCATCAGCCCCAGGGGTGCTGGGCAGGCTTGGCGCCGTCCTGCTGCGCCGCCTTCGCGTCGGCCTGCTCCCGCATGAAGTCCATGATGCCCATGCTCTTGTTCCGCACGCGGGCCCAGTTGATGTACTGCGTTGTCGCGTCGACCTCGTCGTCGTTGGGCGAGCCGGGGAACGAGCTCGCCTCGGTCAGATAGGTCTCGATGTCCGGGTCGATCGTCGGGTCCGGCAGGAAAATGCAGTTCGCTTCCTGAGTCGGCTGCATGGCGTAGGCGCGCGCCACCTTGCCACCTTCCGGGTTCACCGCCAGCACGCCGGGGATCTCTCCGCTGATCGTCTCGATGACGGCCGAGCCGTTCGCTTTGTCCTCGACCAGCACCGCGATCGCCTCGGGGAACATCGCATGCATCGCGCGCACCGCCGCCACCGTGCCCGACAAATTCAGCCGCTCCTTCAGGCGGCGCCGCAGGTAGTAGTTGGCGCCCTTGCTGCCCCAAGCCTGGATTGCCACGTAGTCGCTGGACTCCAGGTCCTTGAAGGTGCAGTCCACGGAGATGACAGTCTCGTCCAGCTCCGGCAGCACCTTCCAGAAGCGCCAATCGTTCCGGTTGAAGATGATGCCGCCGCGTGGCTCCGGGTTCTGCTGCAGCTGCGCGTTCGTGTGGTACTTGCCGATCGACTTCTCGAGCTTGGCCACCACCGGCTCGGGCAGCCGCGCCGGGTGTAGCAACTCGCCTGGCGTGACGCGGGGATCCATGAAGCCGATCGATGTCGTCTTGCGCAGCGCCGGGTCGAACCGCATCGGCAGCACCAGGTGGTCCCAGTCCTTGTCTTCCGCCAGCAGGAACCCGGTGAGGTCGCGCGCATTCAGGCGCTGGTGCACGACGATGACAGACCCCGTGCTCGGGTCGTTCGCACGCGTGGCCATCGTGCCGCGCCACCATTCGATGGAAGCGTTCAAAGCGAGTGGGCTATCGGCCTTCTTGGCGCTGACCGGATCGTCGACGATGCGGATGTCGCCGCCGAAGCCGGTACCGGCCGCATCGGTCGACGTGACGATGCGGCGACCGCGCTTGTCGTTCTCGTACCGGGTCTTCACGTTCTGGTCGGTCGTCAGCATG